TAACGGAACTTCTTTGGTGCTTAGCGCATCTGCAGGAACAGCAGGAAACGGAATTAAAGTTTATACAGGTCTTTACATAGGTCAGCCTACAGGATCAGCAGTCGTAAAAGCTACTCTTTCTGGAGGTACTACTAACACTAACAACTCTGCCTTCGAACTAGAGACTATCACCCAAGGTGAAGTGATGAACAACAACGGTAGTCTTGCTCTAACAGTTAACGGAGCTCTACCTTCTGGATCTTCTGCCAACATCAGGTGGGAAGTTACAAACGCAGATACAGGATCAGGAACTTTTAGCTTGATCATCAGACGCGGAGACGACTACAACAACAACAAGACCGTTCTAGAAACTTGGAACAACATATCTCTGGATCCAAACCAAACAAACTACATATCCTACGTCATAGGAGATGCAAAAGAGGTACCTGTGCTAGAGAACGGACAGTATTACTTGCAACCTTCTGGTTACTATCCTAACAAGTCTAAGTACGTGAGAGTTAAGCGCGTTATGACGCCAACTCCTAACTACCTAAACCAGTACGGTCAGCCTTATTCTCAATACACATCATCCATACCTCAAGTTGGTTCTGGATCAGCTCAAGGAACTTTCGGAGCTGCAACTGGTAATCTTTGGGGATGCTACGGTAGAGCAGGAATAAACTTGTTCGAAAACATAAAAACCACAGTAGCCAACGAGCAAACAAACGGAGTCCAGTCTAACGTACAGGGATTGTTTATCGGAGACTACGCAGTGGCAACCAGCTTGCTTTCAAACGCCGACGCTTACGATTTCAACGTGATCTACGTACCAGGTTTGAACACTCAAAACGCTCCTTCTGTAGTAACGGACGTAATGAGCGTCGCTCAAAATCGCGGAGACGCCATCGCAGTAGTAGACGTCACTTCTTTCGGCCAAACTATAAGCACGGCTATAGGAAACGCCCAATCTTACGATAACTCTTACGCAGCCACTTACTGGCCATGGGTACAGATCGCAAGCCGCGAAACCGGAAAACTAAACTTCGTTCCTGCTTCTACTTTGGTACCAGCAGTTTACGAGTACAACGATAAGGTAAGCGCTGAGTGGTTCGCACCAGCAGGTCTTAATCGCGGTGGAATGTCTACAGTTCTAAGGCCTGAAAGAAGGCTTAGCGTAGACGATAGGAACACACTATACGTAGCCAAAGTCAACCCGATCGCTACCTTCCCTGGAGTTGGTACGGTTATCTACGGTCAAAAGACCCTTCAGTCTAGGGCATCTGCTCTCGATAGGGTGAACGTTAGAAGGTTGTTGATAGCGCTTAAGCGTTACATAGGTCAAATTGGAGAAACCATCGTATTCGAACCAAACACTCAAGTAACAAGGAACAAATTCCTTAATCAAGTGAATCCTTACCTTGAATCAGTACAACAGCGTCAGGGTCTATACTCTTTCCAAGTTGTAATGGACGAAACAAACAACACACCAGACGTAGTCGACAGGAACCAATTGGTTGGTACAATATACCTACAGCCTACAAGAGTAGCGGAATTCATCCAACTTGATTTCAACATCTTGCCAACAGGAACAACATTCGGAGCATAAAAATAACAAAACAATAAAATGAAACTCACAGAAAATACAAAAGTAAGAGTTAGAGTACCAAAGCACCTCTACGAAGCAATTCAAGCAGAACTTGATAAAAAACACTCAATGGAAGAAGGTAATTACGATCTTGAAAATGATTTAGAAGAACAACTTGACGAGTTCGATCCAAAGTTCCAAGGCGCTATGGACGTATTGAGCTCCATCCCTGGAATCGATAAGATCGCTCAGATCGATCCATTCACTGCAGGCGTTGCCCTAGTTGGAATGCTAGCAGGCGGTATCATCGCAGCTCCAAAGATCGAAAAGGGAATCAAAGCCATCATGGCCAAGATTAAAGATCCCAAGAAGAAAGCCCAACTTGCAGCAGCTGCAGAAAAAGGTGGCGTAAAAGTTGGTGGCGGTGAAGCTCCAGTAGCAGAAGTAGAAGAGATGGAAGAAGCTCTCGATCTTGAGACTTTGATGGAAGCAGTTAAAGACGCTTCTAAGAAGAAGGCTGAAGAGAAGAAGAAAAAAGAAGCTGAAGCCAAGAAAAAGAAAGAGGCTGAAGACAAAAAGAAAAAGGAAGCGGAAGCTAAAAAGAAGGCAGACGCTAAGAAAAAATAAGTTCTGAATATTTATAAAAGAACAAAAACTTAATAGAGATGCCAGTACTGGATCCATCAGAAATAATGTATACGGCCTTTGAACCTACAGTAAACAACAGGTTCGTAATGTATATTGACGGTATTCCGTCTTACATGATCAAAAAGGCAGACGCTCCAGGCGTAACTCTTGGAGAGATCAAGCTCGATCACATCAATGTGTATCGCAAGCTAAAAGGAAAGGCTGAGTGGAGAAACATGACTCTTTCTCTTTACAATCCGATATCTCCTTCTGGCCAACAGGCTGTTATGGAATGGGTGCGCCTTCATCACGAATCAGTTACTGGTCGCGATGGCTATTCTGACTTTTATAAGAAAGACCTCAATCTTTCTATCATCGGTCCAGTGGGAGACATCGTTTCTGAGTGGATAATCAAAGGAGCTTTCATCAACGAAACAAACTTTGGAGCTTACGATTGGTCAAGCATAGATCCTACAGAGATCACGCTAACCATAGGAATGGATTATTGCATCCTTAACTACTGATATAAAAATAAAAATAAGAAGAAGACCGCAACACTGCGGTCTTTTTTTTGTGCAAAAAAATCTGATTTTATATATTTATATATAAAGAAATAATTTATGTCAGAATCAAAGTTTACAATTCCTACCGAGATGGTAGATCTTCCTTCAAAAGGACTCGTTTACGCTAAAGAAAATCCTCTATCAGTAGGAGAGATCGAAATGAAATACATGACTGCTAAAGAGGAGGACATCTTAACTAACGTTAACCTTCTCAGACAGGGTCTAGCTATCGAAAAAATGCTAAAAAGTCTAATCAAGTCTCCTATTAACTATGAAGAGTTGACTCTTGGAGACAGAAACGCTCTTTTGATCGCAGCTAGGGTACTTTCTTACGGTAAAGACTACACTTTTACGTATAGGAACCCCAATACTAACGAAACAGAAGATGTTACGATCGATTTGCAAACTTTAAAGTACAAGGAAGTCGATTTTAGTAAGTTTAACAACAGCAATGAGTTGGAGTTCGCAATCCCCAACTCAAAAAACGTCGTGACTTTTAAGATCTTGACCGTAGCAGACGATAAAAAGATCGACGAAGAGATTAAGGGTGTAAAAAAGTCCATTGGACAAGATGCAGGCCAGCTTAGCACAAGGTTGAAGCATCAAATCACTTCAGTGAACGGTGAATACTCGACCAAAACAGTCAGGGACTTCATTGACAGCGGCGCTTTGCTTGCGATACATTCTATGGCATTGAGAAAATACATTGCCCAGATGACTCCAGACATCGATATGACTGTACAATTTACTCTTAAAGACGGAACAGAAGTAGAAACAGAAATGCCGATGGGAGCGGAGTTCTTTTTTCCCGGGAGCGGACTATAAGCCCGCATTCATGACAGAGGTTTTTGAGCTTACTTATCACGGAGGAGGTGGATTCACTTATTCCGAAGTCTGGAATATGCCGGTAATTCATCGAAGGTTTAACTTAAAGAAAATTAAGGAATATTTGAATAAAGTGCAAGAAATGCGTGATCAACAGAATCAAAAAGTAACCGAAAAAACCGATATGAATAAATTCAAAATTCCAGATTTTGTTAAGCAGGCTTCTAAAGACTACGACTTTGTAAGTAAGGTAAAATCCAAGGGTTAAATATTTATCTTTATAGATAAAAATGGCTACACCACCAGGAAATACTCCAAATCAGCAAAACCCTTTAAATTACGACGATCTAAAAAAGGGATTAAAATCTTTAATAGAAACTGAAGGAGATTATAACAATTTACTAAAAGAGGCTAATAAACAATTAGATTCTATGGATAAGCACTATGTAAAAATAGCTGCTAGACTAGATTCTATGAATAAGAGCTCTGTTAATGTAAAAGAAGTACAGAGAGAACTAACTAAGCTAAACGAAAAAGAATACATAGCCAAAGAAAAAGTAGTTAGGCTAGAAAAAGCCCTATCAGAAGAATCAAAAGATATGCTGAAGGAGCAAGAAAAATTAGCTAGACTATATAGCAAAGCAAGAAACGATACGCAAAAGCAGATAGTTCAAAAAAAGATACTCGCTAACGAATCTAAAATAGCTGCAAACATAGAATTACAGTCTTTAGAGTACGCAAAAGCTGCTGTAAAAGTGGCAGGAAAAGAAGTTGAAGAGGGGCAAGAAACTTTAAAAAACGAGAAAGCGATACAAAAGCAACTGGGATTAACAGGTACGCTTTTTGCAGCTTTCGCTAAAAAATTAGGGTTGGGCAATGAGTACTACGAAGACATGGTAGTAAAAGCAAGAAAGCTAAACGAAGAGAATAAAAAATTAAGTTTTGGAGATAAGCTTGGAGGATTAGCCAAAGCCGCGGGTGGAGGAGTTATGGAAGCTTTGACAGATCCTCTAACCATGATTCCACTTGTTGGAGGAGCAATCGCAGGCGTAGTAAAAGGTGTAAAATCTGTATTCGATTACCTAATAGGAATACAAGATAAAACAGTTAAGTTCGCAAGAGCGATGAACATGTCTACCGAACAGGCTAGGCAATTAAAAATGCAATACGCGAACATCAACGTAGCCAACGGAGATCTTTTCGTAAATACTCAAAAGCTCATAGAAGCTCAAACAGATCTGGTGGGTTTATTGGGAATAACCAATCAAATTTCTACCAAAAATTTAGCAACTAATATCAAATTAAAAGATATTGCTGGCGTAGAAGCGGACACGATTGCTTCCATAACAGAGTCTTCTATAATAAATGGAAAATCTAACGAGACGATTGTAAAATCAGTTTTTGCGCAAGTAAGAGGGTTGAAGCAAGCCACGGGAATTCAGTTTGAAAACAGAAAGATACTGAAAGAAGCATCTAGTTTGGGAGGAGTTTTAGGATTACAATTTGCTAAGTATCCCGCTCAACTTACTAAATCTTTATTGACTGTAAAAGCTATGGGTCTAGAGCTTAAGCAGCTAGATTCCATGGCCGATTCTTTCTTAGACTTCGAATCCAGTATATCAAAAGAATTCGAAGCTCAGCTATTGACCGGAAAAGACATAAATCTAACGAAGGCAAGAGAGATGTTTTTAAACAACGATCTTGCCGGAGCAGCTGCAGAAATCAATAAGCAAGTTGGGTCTACTGCAGATTTCATGAATATGAATAGGATTCAACAAGAGTCTCTCGCAAGCGCTATGGGAATGAGTAGGGATCAAATGGGCGATATGTTGAAGAAACAAGAGATGTTATCTAAGCTCGGTGCAAAAGATACTGACAACGCACGGGAACAGTTGAGGTTAGGACTTCAGAAATATAAAACTCAAAAAGAGCTTTCCGCTGCAATAGGAGAAGAAGCATATCAAAATTTAGTTAATGCTAGTACGCAAGAGAAGATTGCTGCATTTATAGAAAAGATAAAGCAATCAATCTCAGATTTTGTAGAGAATACCGGAATTATAGGTAAAATAGAAAAATTTGTAGAAAAGATATCCAATCCAGAAACTATAAGAGGCATAATAGGATATATAAGAGATGCGATATCGAACTTCATCGCGTTTACTGGAGAATTGCTAGCCGATGTAGCTAGATTTATATCTCACTTACCTTTTACCGATAAACAAAAGTGGTTAGACAGAGGAGACATAATACAAGAAACAACCGCTAGAGTAGCGCAAAGAATAGGTGCAATGGGAGGAGATCTTTCGTTTTCAGCAGCGAAAGAGCAGGCTGGAGGCGCGGGATCTTCTTCTGGAAATGAAGGAGGCGCAGGTGGCAAGAAAAATTACTCTTCCGCTATGGGAATAAGCACTCCTAACGTTACAGTCAAGATTAGAGATAGAGAGCTTTTCGTAGTGTCTTATTCGGGATATAACGAAGGAGCTAACGTAGATCAACAGATGTCCACAAAAAATACGGTTAACCCAACACAATAGCGATAATAGATGCCACTTATAGATCTAAAAACTAATTTAAAATCATTGAAGTACGGAGCAGATCAACCAGGAGGAGGATGGTCTGGACAACCCTTCATTCAATTTCCTATAGAAGATAAAGGCACTCCAGTAACGATATTGGATTTTTATAAAGGAAACAGAACGAATCCAGATTTTCCTATCAGAGGTGGAGGATTGAAATTTGATTTGGGTACTCAAACATTTACTCTATCAAGTCAGATAGACAAGTCTAGAATAAAGAAGTTTTTCGAAAGCAAACCAAGGGGAACAGCTTTTCTACAAAAGCAAATCGGTCTACAACTTAGCAATCCAAAGATTGAAACAGGAAACAGCTTTCAAGTAGTACCTAATAGTAACGTAATAGCAGGATTATTAGAAAACACTAGAATTTATAACAACGGAATAAATACTCTTACTCAAGTAGGAGTTCAAGGAACAGGAACTCATTTGGTTAGACACGGAATTTTTCCCATAGATCTTGCTTCTAAATATTACAAAGATATCGTTGGAGCGCAATCTTTATTAGATGCAAACGCAGTAGAAAGAGTAAATAGACTTTTGATTCTTCAAAGATTGAAACTTTCTACTAACGCTTCTAGAGCAGTAGTTGACATCAATCAAGTAAATAAGCTTGGTATCTCTTTGAATAGAAATTTAATGTTCAACTACTTAGGAGGACCAAATTCTGTATACGGAATAGGATCTACTACGATTAAAAGATACGAAGATACTTCTAAGGCTTCTAAAGTAAACACAAGTTTCTCTATGACTTACGATACTATCATGGAGCAAAGCTTAAATAAAGTAGCCGATGGAAAGAAAAGCACGCTCATTCAAGATTACAGAATTCCTAACGAGTCGATAAGAACGCGCGAAGACGTTTACAGTCTTACTGTGAAAGGAAGACAAGATAAAATGAACGAATTGATTCCTCTTCTTTTTGATAACGAGAATGCTCCTTGGGAGTACAATACAGAATCCACTAAAGATATTATAAAATTCGTTTTTGAAGCGATAGAAAATTCAGATAGCACTCTGTCTTGGGCTATATTTTTTAGAGCGTATTTATCAGGAATGTCAGATAATCATCAAGCTTCCATACAACCTTTTAAATATCAGGGAAGAGGAGAAGACTTTTACACATATCAAGGAGTTAGTAGAACTATAGGATTCTCTTTTAAAATAGCAATAGAATCAGCGGAAGATCAAAGACCTTTATATACAAAGCTCAATCAATTAATATCTCAAGTGTATCCCGATTACTCTGAGACTTACGGAATTATGAGAGCTCCTGTTATAAGATTGACTATAGGAGATTACTTATACAGAGTTGCAGGAATGCTGGAAAACGTCAATATCACCGTTGATGATGGATCATCTTGGGAAATACTTAGTAATGATTCTCTAAAACAGCTTCCTCACGTAGTGAATGTGCAATGTAGTTTCAAACCGATTCAAGATTTCTTACCAAGAAGAGAAAATCAGTTCAACACAAACGTTCCTTTTATTACAGATTACAGAGAAGAGTATCTAAAAATAAACGAAAGGAATTATAGGGGTGTAACAGACGCTGAAGCACAAGATATAATGAGAAGATCTCAAGCAGCAAACGCAATTAGGAATATATCTCAAACGGGGCTATGACAATAATTAAAAATAAATGAATAGGTATCAAAATATAGAACAAACTAGATATAGCGGAACAGGAAGTTTATATTATTATAACAACATATATCCTGATATTCCTTTCTCCGAAAAAGACAACTACGTTATCACTACTTTGGGAGACAGATTTGATATACTAGCAAATAATTTTTACGGAGACCCAACTCTTTGGTGGATAATTCCCTCAGCGAATGGAATTTCTGGAGATTCTCTATATCCCGAACCAGGAACTCAATTAAGGATTCCTTCAGATATACGGTCTATAATAAATCAGTATCAATCAGTAAACACAGTTAGATAGTTATGATAAACGAATCTAGAACCAGTAACGCTTTGGGAGTACCCATTCCTCAGTGGATAATAAGGCAATTGGAAAAGAGATCCGAACAGTTGAGAGTGCAAAATCAAAATCCTAGTAAACCAAATGAAAATATACTTTTTAGAGCGAATAGATCTGCGTGGATTAGGATGGTGTCTTCTGTAGATATCATCAAAGATAACGCAAAACAATATTTTAGAGACATGGGATTGGAAATAACTGATCCTTCTAGTTTTTCTAAGTCTTTTATTCTACAAGGCGGAGTTTCAAAATATTCAAATAGCAATGGACCCTTTTCCTACGATTTA